CAAGAAGAAGACGTACTCGTCTGCAATATCCAGTGATCGAGATGTTCGTGATCTCTGGACGAAAGCTTTAGTTAACGCGAATCGCTCAAAGAATGCTCTATGTGTTCTTATAGACTTTCTTTGTAAGAAAACTGGCTTTCGGAACTGTGATCTAAGTAGTCCACCATGGTTGAAGTGTTTAGACAATTTCATGAGAAAGTATGCGGTCCTGTATCCTTTTGGACTGGCCACGAAATGGTTGAAGTACCACTTCGCTGCCTTCCTTGCGAAGGCGGCAGGTCAGGAACTCCCAACTGCGCTCGAGGGGGAAACCCCTGGGTCCTTTCTCACTGGTATTGGCTATTGCTTACTTAGAATGGTGTCTCATTCCGATCTGCAGTCATCGTATCATGTTCTGATGGCTAAGAAGGGAATGGCTCCCGTGTCACCGTGGGAGTTGATGGTTTCGGCTGAGGATTGTTTCAAGAACCTCACCACCAAAAAGATGTTTCGTCACACCAGGGTTAAGCCTCTTGACGAACCAGACTATTACAAGGATCCCATTACACCGGTATTGAAAGAACTTACCAATCCATGTTACAACTGCGATACAATCGAGTCGTATGTTACTTATCCCTATCCACTGAGGCTTGCGATGTTGTGTCACCAGGTTGGGAGAACGTGTGAAGAGTTATTTCCTGCATCAGGAAAGTCCTTTTCACTCGGTATCCCATCTGTGTCTTCACATATCCAATCTTCTCGGATGGAGGGTGGTGCATTCGCGAAAATCGCACCGGCGCGTAGTTTCACGCCAATAAGGCCCGTTTGTGTTGGGCTCATGGACGGTATCCATGCCAATAATCACCCCCGTTGTTCCGTCAGAGAAGGTCTTGCTTGCCGTGAGGTGAGCAATGACCTCTTTGATGGTTTCGATGAGGATGATGATATTGAGATGGAGGACCGGGTGTATGATGATGATCCATTGTATTATGGGTCACAGTTAGATCTTATTGATCAGAGTACGTTTGAAGAGATCAGAGACACTAAACCAGTCACCAGTCTTATGGAAAATTACTGGAGTGGTTTAGCGAGAGATGCCTTGTCTGAAGAGCCGGAAGTGGAAATCCAGGCTCTTTCAGAACCGTGTAAGGTCCGTTGTATCACAAAAGGTCCAGAGACCCGCTATTATGTGGGCCGGGGGATTCAGAAGGAAACGTGGCGAGTTTTGTCACGTCATCCTACGTTTTTCCCCTTAGCTGGTCCGATACAAATCGAACGCCTAGAGAGCCGACTCGGAACCCTTTTGGAGGGTGAGTCCTACCTCTCAGGTGATTACAAGGCCGCTACAGACTATCTCCATCCTGACCTGTCCGCCTACGCCGCGATTACGATCGCCGGTCGTCTCGGACTTACACAAAAGATGACACAGATCTACCTCGATGGGCTCGTGAACAGTAATGTTCGCGATCCAACCGGAGGTATACCTAAGTACCAAGTGTGGGGTCAATTGATGGGGTCTCCGCTGTCCTTTCCGATTTTATGTATCGTTAACGCCGCAGTCAACAGGTTCTTTCTAGAACTTGTTGAGGGTCACACTATGAAACTCAGTGAGACCCCGATGGTCATCAATGGTGATGACATCCTGATGAGGGTTCAACGAAACGTTTATCGCTGGTGGAAAGTGATGGTGTCGGACGCGGGGTTAGTTCCATCCCTTGGGAAGAACTACCTTAGCGAGAAGTTTGTGGTAATCAACTCTACGTTGTATGAAGTCAAGGAATC